TAAGGTCATATACTTTTTTATCAACTTCACCAGCGTCATATAACTTTTCTATTGTTTTTTCTCTTTCTTCATCATCTTTGGCGTTAATAACATCATTCCAAAGTTCTTTAGTTTCAGCATCTTTTGTATCTGGTGGGGTTATAGTAACTGTTGGTATTTCTTCAAGGCCTGCTTTTCTAGCAGCAAAAAGGCGATGACTTCCAGTTAGTGCTTCGAATCTTCCATTATTTTCAACTACAAGTAAAGGTCTTCCTTGCCATCCCGACTTTTTCATCGTTTCTGTTAACTCTTCAAATTTGGCTTTATTTTTTACCGGGTTTAGTTCCTTTATTTTTTTAGGATTAATATTTTTAGGCGTTCCACTTCCATTTGAAAACTTGCCAGATTCATCGCGTGGATGTTCGCTTTCTTCAAAATTGGAATCCATAGCTTTTTTCTTGTTGTCTATAGTAGTTAATGATTTCTCTGCCTCGTCTGTCAATCCTCCCACATCGGGCATATCTTGCATACCAAAAGTAGTGTCGGCATTTTCAATATCTTCGTCCGTAATATTTGTAAAAAATCCAGTGATATCAGATTGCTGTCTGAGTTCTTTTAATGCTATTTGTTGATTGATAATACCTTTTTCGCACAAATCTCCTATGACTGTTGCGCCCTTGACAGCTAAATCGGTTCTATCTTTCTGATTCATAGTAGCAATTGGATTAAATGTATAATCTAAATCATCGGGTATATTACCCCATTCGCTTAATGCCATAATAGGCAACAGCTTATCAATCGCAGGGACTAAATAAGTTTCTTGCTTCTGACTAATACTGTCATAATAATTTTGCAGATCGGAATCTCCTGTGGAATCTAATCCCCCCGGGGATTGTCCAAACAGCTTAGTCATAGGCATTTCAGCAGCACCGGCAATATCTTGCTTGTATTGCTGGTATATATCACTTAAACCCGCAAAACTATATGATTTTGTGTCTAAAGAATCATCAGCACCCATGGCTAGCATGCCTTGATTGCTCATTAACCAGTTTTGAGCTTGGAGGACATTATATAAGTCTTTTTGAGATTGTTCGTCTCCCACAGCAAGGAGCTGATCTAAGTCTTTCATTTTCAGCGTAATGAGATAAGCTCTAAATACTAAATTGGCGATATTCCAGGATGTATTATCACGCTTTCGAAGTTCATCATAGATATGCTCAATCTCCGATACTCCCCAATATACTTCTGCATCACGTCCGATAAATCTTAATACACGGGTATGGTCAACAGTAAATACGGTTCCTTCGTCAGTTGTAACTCTATAATTATCAGGCAGCCCATATTCGGGGTCACGCGGATCACCTACAAGATCCGGCCCCGGTGATATGCCACTCCATCTATCTCTAACTAACAGGCCGCAATAGCTGCCTGGCATGACGGTATCATAATCTAGTGGCTGATCTAATATATCCTCATGGCCTTCTAATAAGATGATAGCTGCTGCGCCGCCGTATAGCCGCCCCCATTTCATAGCTTCAATTATACTAGCCTTAGTATGTGTTTTACGCTCAGTTTTAGCTAATCGGTCTAATAGCTCAGGAGCAACTTGACTTTTAACTGTATACCAATTTTTACAGCAATCCTCTGGTATAGTGTCAATGATTCGGCGTACAATCCAATGACTACGATAAAGACTCTGCATTAACTGGTAGTTACGAGTTAACCGCACTAATGGATATTCTGTTGATTCTAGCAATGAAGAAGTACCAAATCCAGTACGTGCTAGACTATTTGCAAAGGTATCATATGCACGTATTTTCTTTTGTGGCTGCTGCTTATCATCAGCGGCTTTATATCTATTTTTATTTCTACTCATGTAAGCAGCTCCTTATTTTCGGTACAATAAACAAAAGTAATCTCACACAATAATGTTATGTGAGATTATAAAACTCAGCATTTATGCGGTTCTTACGGCTATTCCATTATCCATGTACTATATTTATAATACTTTCTGCATATTTAGCAATGTTATACAGTGTTTATGCACTCATTAATCGTCTATCAGTAAGTAATGTGCGGCACCCATAGCGTAGCGCATCGGGAGAATGGTCATTAATCTTAAGTGGCTTTTCTTTTCCGCCTTTTTGAATAGCTTTATCGTCCCAGCAGTAAGACAATACTTCTTCAACTAATATTTTGCATCTAATACGATGTATGCGAATTAACTTCTTATGAAACACTGTTGATACCGTACGAATTCCGTTTAATACTTCATGATCAGCATTTATAAGATTATCGTCAAATTCTTTTGTTCTGAAGTGGTGCTTTCTTATTTCCACTTTGAAACTAGCTGCACTTGGATCAACTACAATAAACGTTGGTTTGATTCCCGATTCTCCTGCTTCATCAATAAAAGCAGCAAGATCGTCGGCATATTCGGAATCGCTTTTTTCTTGACCACTTTTATGCCCACTATGATAATACTGATTAACAGCCCACCATATTTTACCATCATCAATTACATCTAGGTAAGTTGTAGCATTTTGAGTACCATAATCAATAAGTATATACCTGCGATTAGATCTATTGTTTCTTAAATTTATATCAGCATCTTCATCGTCATATAGTAAATCATCTGACCATGAATCTTTATATATAGCTCCTTGAGCCATCTTCCATAATCCAAGGATAAATCGTTCATAGAATACCCCGACCCACATTCCTTTATATCTAGACTTAGTTTCTTCGCTTAAACTAGGATTATCATCCATTATAAAATGTAGATGAAGGATCTTCTTTTCGTCTACCTTGTCTATCCAGTTGGTCTTAAACCAGTGCATAGGTCCATCTGGATTACAATTGAACCAGAACTTGGCTCCTTCTACGCTACAGCGTCCTGTACCTTGATTGACAAATGATTCCGGCATTAACGCAACTTCATCTAAGTATATCCCAGCCAATGTTATGCCTTGTATTAAGTCCTGGCTTCCTTCGTCCTTGCCACCGAATATATAAAAATAATTTGTATGCCCGCGCCAGCGAATAATAATATGCTGTTCTGGACCTGTACGTTTTTCATATACCGAATATCCGCGTGCTTTAAGTGCAGGTTTAAGCCATGACCAGACGTTCCTATGAAACGATCCTACTGATTTACCGCACATGCCGAAGTTCTGCCCATCAAATTCACTCATAGCCCAAAATACAAAGGACAAAGACATTGGCAGTGTCTTACCTGCTCTAATAGATCCATCCGCAATAATGCCGGCGTAGTCATGATATGGGCTATATTTCATCCACCACATTAATATTTTAAGTTGTTTTATAGAAAATGAAATGAAGGTAATTACCGATTTAATCAGTAGAATCACCTTCTTTCCATATATCCTTTGCTTTATTTTCAAGAGCTTCCATAAATCCGTCATCAGGTAAATCATTACCTAAACCTTCGTCAGCTCGTTTTTCCATCGCGGTCACTTTGCGTTTTTCTAATTTTATCCGTTCTACTTCAGCTGCAGTGCTAACGCCTTCGGCAAGCCGCTGCCCTGCCTGAATCTTGCTAAGGCTTCCAATCATATTAGCGAACGCCTTTGTATCAGCTACGCTTAGTTCTACGCTTGTTAGTTCTTCTCTATCCGGCTTACCTTCGTAATCGTAATATTTATATTTAACAACATGTCGCTTATAATGCTTATCTTTAAAGTATTCTTGAATAACATCAGTAGCCATATCAGATATACTCAACAATTTAGCATTACGATCAATTATTTTATCTGCTTTCTTGCTTACGAGCTTTTCTTCTACTTTTGATTCAACCTTGATTCCGAACTGATTCCTTGATTCATCCCATTTTTCTTTCCATGCCCTTTTAGATAAAGTAGAATAAGACACATTATGTTTTTTAGCTAAATCTCTAAGACTTATTCCACCTTTTTTATATTCTGATTTAATTGCTATCCAATCATATTTCGCCACATCACCACCTGCTTTGACTTAGGGTCATAATTAAAACGTCTTAGGATTATTCAATAGTTTGATAAAGTC